CCCGCAGCTCGTATCCGAGCGGGATTGCTGCATTTGGATCGGTGAGCCATGCCGGGAGCTTCGCGGCTGGCTGCGCGTCGCCTTGCTCGTTTGCGGGGCGTTGGCGACGGGCTTTCATGCGCGGATTGTGCGCAGTTATCCGTCAGCCTTGCAAGTTTTTCAATCGCTCGCGCACTCGATCGCGCAAGTGCTCGGGCGTTTCGTCGTGCTCGGCGATGATGCCGAGCGCTTGCGCCTTTGCGACGATGCCCTGTTGTGTGACGTGCCAGGGCAACGGCACGCCGCTTGCGTTGCTTCTAATCACATCGCTTTTATTTATAGAAGCAACTGCAAATGCAGAGGATGGTTTGTCAGGGATTCCCGTAGGGATACCTTGGGGGATATCCCTACGCGGGGCGTTATGTTTCGGGCGCGGCACGTTCGGATTGTTCAATGACAAGCGGCCGAAACTTGCTTGATATTCGCGTGCCGCTTCGTCTTTTACCATGCGCGCGCTATAGATAATGCCTGCATCGTTTCGCCTTGCTACTCCGCGACTTAACAGCTCCGCCATTCTGTTTTGGTAGACCTTTAGCGGAACCTTGCACGCGCTCGCCGCTTCTCTATCCGTCAGGGCTTGATTATTGATCGCAAGGTGCCCGTAAGGCGTGCAATCGTGCATAACGCAACACGCGTTAATCCATACACCAATAGTTGCCGAGTCGCACGCTTGAAGTGCAACGTCGGCGAGCCATTCGCGCGGATAAAACTGGAATGCGGGGCGCTTCATTGCGGTATCCGGTAGGGATATCCCTAGGGGTATCCGTTGCGTTGATTGTTGAACGTGAAACACTGCGCGAGCTGGCGCCAATTTGCAGCGGATCGCTGCACTTTCACGGCGGGCGATCGCTTGCGGCGAGCTGACGAGCGGCGGCGGCGTGTTGCTCCGCTGTTGGCGATCCCGGGCCGACAGGCGCATGGATGATTGCGAGCAATAGCGCCTGCCGCATGATGGCGGGAGCGTGCTTTAGCGTGCGCGGCGTGCAGAGAAGATTCGCCAGCCGAGCGCGGCGGCCGCGTTGCGCTTGTCATGATCGCGAAGGATCGCGGCCGCATTGACGTGCGCGCCGCCCGTGAACAGCCCGCCGTCGACTTCAAGCGCGATGCGCAGCGCCGGCCATGCGAAGTCGAAGCGCCAGCCGCGCAGCGGCGTGAACGGGCATTCGCTGACGGGCTCGGGCAGCCCGCAAGCGCGGAACAGTGCCGGCACGCCAGGGTATGCCGTAGCGTGCCCCTTGCGCGGCGCCTTGGCTCGTTTAGGCGGCTGCGGCGCGAGCTTGATGGCATCGGCCGTCGCGTTGGCGCGCTCGTTCGCTTTGCGCTGCTCGGCGACGTATGCCGGCCGCGCGACGTAGCCGGCGGGCAGTCTCCAGCGTGCCACTGTGCGGCGCTCCCCTTCGCCGCACTAAGCCGCGAAGCGGCGCGGGCGGCCGGGCGACGCGCGGAGCTTCCCGCCGGTCAACACTTGTATTTCGAATTGCACGCCGCGCGGGATGCCGTGCTTTTTCCAAAAAAAGACCGTGCTCGTCGGCCGCTGCAACGCGGCGGCCGTCTCCGTCAGCGATCCGCCAAAGTGTTTTAGGAGCTGTTTGTAATCCATAGTCGGGCTAGGGTACGAGCTTCCGCAAATAGGGTCAAATCCCGGGCTCCCAAGGGCTCCCGCCCGGGCGTAGCGTGCCCCCTTGACAGCCTTTGCGGAAAACCGGAAAATATGGGCTGGTCCGGTATACCAGCCGGGCCGCTAACCTAGACAAACGGAGACGCCAAAATGTTCAACACTTCAACACTGCGGCCGGGCTTGCTCGTCGCAATCAAAACGAGCTTGCGCGGAAACGTCAGCTACACAAAGCGCGACATTATTTCCGATCATGCAACGCCCGAAGGCGAGCGCTTCGCTAAATGGGAAACCGAGCGCACGATTGCAGACGCGATCGAATTCGAAGCCGCCGGTAAAGTGCGGCGCGAAGCAAGCTATACCGTCAGCAAGGTTTGCGCGGCGACAGCCTTCGGACACTTGTGCCCCGAAGATAAGGCGAGCGAGCTTGACGAAGCGATGAAGCAAGCGCGCGCAATGGTCGACGCGTTTAATGCGACCGCGAAAATTACGCGCATCGATGTATACATGATCGCGGGGCGTGTTGCGCAAGACGATGTAGAAGCGGCGCGCGCGATTCGCGGCGAGCTGGCGCAAATACTGGCGACGATGGAAGCGGGCGTTACTAAGCTCGATCCGGCGGCCGTGCGCGATGCGGCGCGGCGTGCGCAGGAAATTGCGCAAATGTTGACGGCCGAAGGCGCGAACAAGGTTAAGGGCGCCGTCGACGCTGCCCGCCGTGCGGCGCGCGAAATTGTGCGCGCGGCGAAGGCTGGCGAAGTCGCGGCCGTCGCGATCGATGGCGAAGTGGCGCGCAAGATAGCAGCGGCGCGCACGTCGTTTTTAGACCTTGACGAACAGCCCTTGCAAGTCGAGCGCTCCGAAGTCGCGCCGCGCACGCTCGATCTTGACACTCCCGCGCTTTCCGTCGACGAGCCGCGCGCGCCCGTCGTCTCATTCGATCAGGAGTAAGCCGCCATGCCTTGCGATACCAAGTTAAAGCCGCAGCAAACGATCAGCGAGCGAATCGCGGAAGTGCGCGCCGCTGTTGATCGCTTCGCGGCCGGGCTGATAGCCGGCCGCATTCGCGCCAAGGTCGGATCGAACGGCGGCGTAGCGTTCGAAGGCATCGACGACGAAGCGCGCGATGGAGTGACAGACGCGTGCGCCTATCGTCGCATCATGGTGTCGGGCTCGCCGCTCGCTAAGGCTGCAATCGCCAAGGCTGAACAGCTCGCGGGGCGCTCGATCGATAAGCAAGCCGTGGGACAAGGGCTGCATTCGCACGACGGCGGGCATACGTGGCACAAGGGGCACTAGAGCACGACTCAATCCGGCGCCTATAGCTGGCGCCACAACAGGAGCAATTGAACATGACGACGACGACAAGCAACAATGGTATACGCGCAGCGGCCGACGTTTCGGCGCTGCTCCGCGCTCGCAATTCGCTGTTGTGGATCGTGACGCGCGAAGAAGCGCGCGTCGAGCGCTCGCTATTCGAAGCCGGCGCCAATGCCGGCTACATCGCGCGCACTTGGGACGTTGCGCAAGGCGCGGCCGATATTAACGGCTCCCGCTTCGGCAGCGACTTGAACGATCCGGCTGCAATGCTTACGCTGATCGGCAATCGCGCGACGAGCGGCGACGAGCGCGGATTGTGGATCATGCGCGATCTTCCGGCATGGCTCCAGGGACAAAGCGGCGCCGTGCAAATGCGCCAGCTCCGCAACTTAGCGCGGAGCTTGCCAACGGCCGCCAAGGCGAGCGCGCAAGCAATCATCGTGCTTTCGCCTAGCGGCGACGTGCCGCCCGAGCTGGCGGGGCATACGACCGTTATCGAATGGCCGATGCCCGACCGCGCCGAAGTCGCGGCGATTCTCGATGGCGCTATTGCAGGGCTGCCCGACGAGCTGCAAGCGGCTGCGGCGCCGAACGGCACGCGCGAAGCGGCGATCGATGCGGCGATCGGACTAAGCGGCGAAGAAGCGGCGAGCTGTTACGCGCGCTCGCTCGTGCAATCGCGCCGCATCGATCCCGCCATCGTCAGCGGCGAAAAAAAGCGCGTGATTGCGCGCGAGCGGATTTTGGAATGGTACGACCCGATCCCGGGCGGGCTCGATGCCGTTGGCGGGCTGGAGAATCTAAAAGGCTGGCTCACAGTGCGCAAGGCTGCGTATAGCAAGCAAGCGCGGGATTATGGGCTTCCCGCGCCGCGCGGCGTCATGCTCGTTGGCGTGCCCGGCTGCGGAAAGTCGCTAACGGCAAAGGCTGTTGCAGCCGCTTGGGGCGTGCCGCTGTTGCGCGTCGACCTTGGCGCGCTAAAGTCGAAATTCGTCGGCGAAAGCGAATCGAATCTTCGCAAGGCTTTCAAAGTTATTGAAGCGATCGGCCGCTGTGTTGTCTGGTTTGACGAAATAGAAAAAGCGTTGCAAGGCGCGACGAGCGGCAGCGCTGACGGTGGCGTATCGTCTGACGCGCTCGGCTCGATTCTGTCATGGATGCAGGAGCGCCAAGGCGAAGCGTTCGTCGTCGCGACAGCGAACGATGTTGAAGGGCTCCCGCCCGAGCTGTTGCGCAAGGGGCGATTCGATGAATTGTTTTTCGTCGACGTGCCGAACGCTGACGAGCGCGCCGCTGTCGTCGCCGCTGCAATGAAGGCGCACGGGCGCGGATCAGTGCCGATCGATAGCGAACAGATTAGCGCGGCGTGCGAAGGCTTTACCGGCTCCGAAATTGCGGCGATTGTGCCCGACGCGCTATTTGCAGCGTTCAATGATAAGGCGCGCGAGATTCGCACAAAGGATTTAATCGCCGCCGCGTCAACTGTCGTGCCGCTTACTAAGACCGCAGCCGAAAAGGTTAAGCGGCTCCGCGATTGGAGCGTAGGACGTGCCCGCCCGGCATCGAGCGCCGAAGCCGTTAGCACGGCCGCCAAGGCGCCAGGAAAGCGCGCGCTCGATCTTGCCTAGCACGCGATCCGTCAAGGGCTCTAGGATCGATCTAGAGCCCTTGGCGGGCATAGTGCCCGACACAGGAGACGCCAACATGAAAGCGAAACGATTAAACGCCAGGGCGGCGCCCGCAAGGCATCGCTTCGAAGGCATAGACCTATCAGCCGCCAGGGAGCCCGAGCCGGCGCCCGAGCCCGTGCGCGCCAGGGCGAGCCCGGCCGACGCGTTGCGCAAGCGGCAGGCGGCGAAGCTCGCCAAGCTCGACGCGGCGATTGTGCGATGGGCGCGCAAGCAAGCGCGCGCGCACCGTGCGCTTGCCAAGCTCGAAAAGTCGCGCAAGTACTACGCCGCCAAGGTGCAATCGTGAAGGCGCGAACGGATGCGATATTCGAAGCGCTGCGCGCGCAAGCTCGGGCAGCTCGCGCCGTGTTTTTCGCGTGCGGCGGTGCGGTGTATCGCGTCGACGATGGCGGGATCGTGCCCGCGTCGGATATCGTCGACGCGTTGCACAAGCTGCAAAGTGCGCTAGCTACGCTCCGCGCGATCAGCAAGCGCATTGACGCGGGCTCGGGCTCCGCGCATTGGACGGCGCGCGAGCACGACAAGATCGAAGCGTTACTTTCGACGGTGCAATCATGACGACGACAGAGCACGACGACGAGCCGCGCGCCGACTTGGCACTGTTGCAGAGCTGGCGCTTTACCGTGAGCAAGCGGGATGCCATGTTGATATTGCAATCGCTTGGCGGGCGCCTTGCGGGCGACGAGCAAGACGAAGCGCGCGCGCTCGGCGATCGCCTTACAGCGTTGCGCGTGCGCTCGATCGAAGCCGCAGCCGGTAACGCGGCGACGCTGCGCGCTAACGTCGAGCGCTCCGCCGGCCGCACCGTCGAGCAAATGCTAACGGGCGCGGAGCTGGCGCACGATCGGCGCCTGTCAGGGCTCACGCCCGGCGGGAGCTGTCGCGATTCGCCGATGGTAACGTGCAGCAATAGCGCGTGCCGGATGCGCCAGCGGGCGAGCAATGTCGAGTGCCGGCACTGCGGGAAGCGATTGTAAAACGTAGCGGGCGCGCCGATCAGGCGCGCCCGGTGCGCTTTGCACCGTCAACAATGGAGACGCCAAAATGAAACGCAAACTAATCGCCGCCGCGCTCGCGTTATACGCTGCGCAAGCTGGCGCCGTGCTCGTCTGCACGAGCGCCGATCCGCATTATGACGACGGAGACGACGGGGCATTTACTGATGTTGTGATTATGTACGCAAGCTGGAAAGTCGGAAGCCCGGCGCCGTCGCTCGATGTTGGCGCGGAGCAAATCGTAACGTGCGCGGCGAATGGCGCCGAGCTGGCATACATTGCCGCGCACTTTTCCGGCTTGCCGATGCGCAGCAACGCGGCGGGGCGCACGGTGGTATGGCGCGGCGATGCGGCCGTGTTCATTCTCGACAATCTATAAAACAGGGAGACGCCAAAATGAAACGCAATATCACGATAGCGGTCGAGTGCGAAGGCGAAAATTATCGCGACGTTTGCAAGACCATGCTCGCCGATCCGGCGGTAAGCGATTGGCTAAAGCGGGGCATTCTCGCATTGGCTCGCCGCGATCCCGTCGACGCGCTCGGCGATTGCTCAATGCTTATGACGCTGGCGACGGCGCGCATTGAGGAAATAGAAGCCGCGCACGAGCGCGCGAGCGATGCGGCGGCCGTTGCGATGGAAAAAATGCGGGCGGCGCCGTGAGGATCGCGACGACACTGCGCGCCAGGGATGCCGAAGCCCGGGCGCGGCTCGCATGGGAAGCGATGGCGGCGAGCCCGCCGGGCTGCAAGCGCTTGAAGCTCCGCGATCGCGTGCGGCTGTCGGCCGCGCAGCTCGCCGCCAGGGCGCCGCTTACGATGCGCGGGGAGTATACCGCTCGCGATACGTTCAGGCGGGAGCGCGCCGAAGGCGAGCCGTCCTATAAGGCGCGCTTGTGGCGCTTAACGTCGCATTTATTCACGCGACAGTCCGAGCCCGTGCGCAAGTTTCCGGCGCTGCACGATCCGAGCACGGCGGAATATGTCGCCGCGTTCGACCGGCTGAATCACTTGAAGGCGACGCAATGACGGGCCGCGATCGCGCAGCGTTGCGACGATGGGCGCTAGAGCTGGCGATTGTCGCGGCCGTCGTCGTCGCGACAGTCTACGCGGCGGGCACGGTGCCGGCATGACGCGGCGCCGCGCCCGGCTCGCGATCGGCTGGCAGCTCGTCGTGTTCGGGCTCGCCGCGTTAAACGTGTTCGTATGGCTGCGCGTCGGGCTGTTGGCGGCGCGCATCATCGCCAGGGCGTTGCAATGATCGATCCGCGCGCCTTGGCGGAGCTGCAAGCGATCGCGTCGGCGATTGACGCGGAGCTGAACAAGGGCGTTAAGCCGCCGCGCGTCGGATTTATTCTGCTCGCGTTTCCGTTCAATCGCGACGATTCGCGCATAACGTACATAAGCAACGCGGAGCGCGCCGACGTTATCACGGCACTGCGCGAGCTTGTCGCGCGCTTCGAAGGGCGCATGATCGATCATCCGAAAGGGGAATTGCAATGACAGAGCAAGCAACGCCAGGGCAACGGACGGAAGCAATGCGAAAAGCGCTCGCGACAATCATCGCGGAGCGCGTCGACGCGACAAACAAAAAAGTAACGGCGAAATTCGCGAGCGGCGGCGTCGACGATGACTTTAACGAGCTGATGTTCGATGCGGGCTATAACGTCGACTTACTGACGAAAGCGCTCGGGCGCGTGCTCGTGTTCGACGAGCTGATGACGGAGCTTGTCAAGCTGATGCCGAAAATCGACGGCACGCCCGAGCTGGCGAATTTGCAAACCTTGTATGCCCGAGCCCGGCGCGACGGCGCATAGCAGAAAATCGCCGGGGATTCTGAAAATGTTTCGGAAAAACGCTGCCGAGCTATTGCTTTCGGTTGCGGAAAGCCGCAAGATAACGCGATCATGAGCGAGCGCATTGGCTTCCGCGTGCAGCGTCGAATGTGCAAGACGTGCATCTATCGGCCGGCTTGCCCGCTCGATATCAAAAAGCTAGAAGCGGACGTTGCGGATCGGCACGGCGGATTCTCCAGGCATCGCCAGTGCCATCATACCGGCCGCAGCAACGCGGCGTGTTGTCGCGGCTTTTGGGATCGGCACAAGGATTCGTTCGCGGGCGGGCAGATCGCGCAACGCTTGGGCATGGTGGTATTCGTCGACGTGGACGTTCTAAAGGGGAAATGATGGCGACTCCGCAGCAACCGACGAGCAAGGGCGGCCCGGCATTCCCGGGCGAGCATCATCCAGGCATGACGCTGCGCGACGCGATCGCGCTCGTCGCCATGAAACGATTGATCCCGCCCGTCAGCGGCGCGAGTAGCTTGGGGGATGCGGTGAAGCTGACGACGCAAGTATCGACGGCGGCGTATCTGTACGCCGATGCGATGCTCGTCGAGCGCATGAAAAAGCGCGAAGGCGACGAGCCGCCGCCGAAGCTGGCAGCATGAAAACCGGGTTTTTACCGGGTTATTACTTCGCATCATCGGCCGCGCCGATCGCCCGGCAGGCGTGCGAGTGCGGAGCGTACGAATTTTCACACGCGATCGGCGCCGGCCGATGCGCAAACATTTGGAGAAACGATGCGCAACAATCTAAAGCTATCGCCCGAGCTGGCGTCGCCGCCGAGCCCGCCGCCGTCGCGACTGTCGAGCCTAACGCCGCGTGAGCTGCGCCATTGGGCGCGCACCGTCTATCCGCTGTTGCTCGGTATGAGCTGGCGACAAGTGCAATCGAATCGCCGGAAGTGGCTGCGCTCGATCCGTCTGCTCGGCGATGATTGGCTTTTGTTCCGAGCTGGAGTGCAACACAAAAACAAATCGCTGCGCG